AATCTTCAAGCATCGTCATAAATTTACGATCATCACGAACTTCGCCAGTAGCTCCATCGTAAATCAAACGGTTTTTGTGTTTGACCATAATGTCTCTGACGTATTGTTCGGCTTTCATTTTAGGTAAGTTACCAACGTCAATATACCAAATTCGACGTTCAGGAGCTCTCGATAATCTGTAAATTACAAGCGAATCTTCTAATGTTCTTAATTGATTGAGAGGCTTAATCGCTTTGTGTAGATACGAAAGAACCATAGTTCCTTGTGTATCAGTTAAGCCGGAAGTGATGTGTACTATTGAATCTTTAGCGATCTTAAGACCGGTAGTTGTAGGACCAACCACTTTGTTACCGTAATTGAAACCTTTATCATTGAACATAAAGTATTCGTTTTGAATTCTTGGCACGACAGCATCCATACCATCACCACCAGGAACTTTTTTTCTAGAAACCTCACGAATTTTTCTGATTTTTCTAGGATCTACATAACGCATTTCTTTAATACCAGAGGAAGGATCTTTTTCGTCAATGATTACGTGATAATAAAGTCTTCCATCAATGTACCAACGTCTATACATTTCATAGGCGTATTTGTTGAAATTCAAAACTTTAAGGACGTTTGTGAATTCGTCTCTAATTACTTTTTTGATTTTATCAGAAACTTCAACTGAATCTAGATTGATATCAACAATATCTTCTTCATCAATATCAAATGATTCATTAATGATTTCGTCTACAGCCGAATCAATTTCGGGTTGTAGAGCCATTTCACGATATTTCGTTACCAATTCGGCTTCAGTTCTTACAGTGCCGTCTAGATCGACGTATGTTCCGTAAGCGCCACCAGCAGCAATAACGACTGCTCCATCGTCTGCGTCTTTCGGCGCAAATGATGGAGCAGGATCAATTGGTGTTTCTCTTTTGAATTCGAAACCGAACAGTTTCATATTATAATGTTCTCTTTATTAAAATGGTATTACTACGTTTTCAGAACCATTGAATGTATCTGAACCTTCTGCTCCAGAAACATTTTCGCCAGTTGGAACCCAATAATCGTATGAGAATGTAACACCAAAGCTTTGAATTGAATTTGTAGAATCCCAACTCAAATCCATAGCGTCAACATTTGTTGGAAAAATACCAACAAAATTGTAAGAACTAATCAAACCACCGTTTTTGCTATACGCGCGCACGATACCATCTGTTTTGTATTCTAGGGAAGGAATTCTTCTCAAATTACTTTCCATAGTATTCAATGCATTTGACCAAGCTTCCAATGCGCGACGAACAACATAATCTTCGTCGTTTAGAATTGTTACTGACCAATCAGCAAATTCTCTATCGCCAGCCAACTTAATTGTTCTACCAAAATAAGGAACTGGGACGGAACCTACTGTAGAAGCTGGAATTGAAGATGCGCTACAAGTAAATCTTAAACGTTGATTAGCCGACACACCATCAAATTCTAATGATTGTGGCATTGTAATATCAACGTCAAAAAGCGTTGGTCTCGCGCCGCCGTACACAAGACCGTTAGCTTTGAATGAACTAATATTAAAAAGAGCCATTATTTACACTCCTATTTTTTCTTTATTTATTGCTTACCAATAACAGTAGAGAATTGGACTCCAGTTGGCGTAGCAACAAAGTTCAATTGGATGAAATTGATCGAGCGGTTTGGCTTTACATAGATATCACCAACAAATTGATTTGAATCAATAATGACAGGTGGATTATTAGATGTATCGCAGACAACCAAGAAGTCTGTAATGCCTCTACGAGCTTGAACGTTACGTAGATAAGGTGTTACTAGATTTCTAAATTGAGATCTTGTGAATTCATCATTAAACTCGAACAACGAATAACGAGCCGCTTCGGAAATAGACTTTTCTAGAACAATGAACAATCTACGTACATTGATATGCTGGAACGCAGTAGGTTTCAATGTTCCTGTCTTATCGCCGAATAGAACTGTTCCTTGACCTGGGAAAGTAACCAATGGATTGATGCTGCTCAAATACAATACATCGCGATCAGCCTTCATTGGGTTCCAACGCAACTTAACAAGATTCTTGATTTGACCACGGTTCAAACCAGCTGGAGACCACCAAGGATCATTGGTTTGATCTGTTCTAGCGCATAGACCAGCAACGTCACCATTGGTTGGGACATAGCGGTAAACGTCATTATAACGATCGTACATATACTTATAACCGCTGTCAACGACAGAGTAAGAAGAATCGTGTAGAGCGCCGAACCAGTTAACCAAAGATTGAGCGATATTTGTTTGATATGATGTTACTGCCGCGTCGTCTGGAGTTACGAAAACAACAACGTCTTTTCTTACTTCTCCCAAATTGTCGATTAGGTAGTTCGCCAATTGGAAATTGTTAACTGTTTGGTTGTTAACTGTAGTAGTACCACCATAAGGCTTTCCTTGCATAATCAACGAAACTGGAATAGAACGGTCTTTAAACAAATCGTAAGCGTTAGCTAGATCAGCGAATTGAACCGATCCTTCTGCAGAACCGTCTTGACCACCAACAAAATTTACAGCCATTGGTGTTTGGTTAGTAGAAGAAGAGATTGTTGCAGCTGTAGCAGAAGTAGCTCCTGGGCGATCGTTACCGAACCAAACGTACTTAGAATTTTGGCTGATTACAGTCTTATAATAATTTGTTACATTTCCTGGAATAGTTACAGCGTCTGTAGCTCTAGAAAGACCAGAGAATACTTCGAGTACTGTTCCTTTTACACCTGTGAACAAACCGCCTTGGTCTGAAATTACAACGCTTACAGTGTCTACAGCTGAAGAGTTACCATATTGTTGAACGAACGTAGAAGTAGTTGGGGCTGGAGCCAAATTCTTATATTTCCAACCACGTTGGATAGTAACTGCAGTTGTGTTACCGTTAATTGTAGAGTTAGCTGCGTACGCTGTTGATTTGAGGTAATTTGTTTCGAAACCAAGTGTAATATAAGCAGCTGATGTATTAGAAGCTCTTACAATCGAATTGATAGAAAGATCTTGAGTACCAATAGTTGAGTTACCAACTGTTACAATATCGCCGATTGTGAAAGCGTTATTAACTGTCGTAGCGTAAGCATTAGCATCAGCAACTGTTGTATTCGCAACGAATGTTAACAAAGCTGAGTTAGAACCAATATTTAATGCAAATGTACCTTGGATATTAGCAGAAGAGTTACTGAATGTAAGAGCAACGTTCGAGCTATAAGCATTTACGCTGTCGCAAACGCTAATTCTCAAAGAGTTACCGATAACGCCTGGGTAGTTGGCAACATACAACGCATTTGGATCGATGCTGTTAATTCTGTTGTTATAGTAATCGGTTGAGCTCTTTACAACAGCGTTGGCTACGTTCATAACGTTTGTATTAGCTACGGCATTAAACGCCGCAATCGCTGCAGTGGATACAGAAGTTGGTGCTGGAAACGTATTGGCAACGCTACTAGTGATAGCGTATCCGGCGCTGAATACGCCTGTCAAGCTTTGAACTATTAGAGTTGATGTATTACTGGAAATAACGTTACCGGTAGCTCCAGTAGTTGCTTGAGTAACTATTACGTTAGCTTGAACGGTGTTAGCGTTAGTAGGTAAGTTTAAAGTATATATGTTATTTGTAGTTGTGTTTGCTGCTCTAGAAACGTACAAAGCTGAGCTATAAGCCAAAAAGCTTGCAGCTGTCATAAATGTTTCTGGGTTGATTGATGTTGGGTAACCAAATTTGCTAACTAGATCAGTTTCGCTAGAAACTAATGTAGCTTCACCAATTGGACCCCATCCAAAAACACCAGCAATACCACCGACAGATGTCGAAACAGGAGGAACTGTAGTTGTTAAATCAATTTCTGAAACATTGATTCCTGGACTTACTTGAATCGCCATTATTATTCCCTTTCAAATTGAAAAATTTGCGAACGAAGATTTTAGCATTATTTATAAAAAAGTATTTTCAGGGTCAACCAACCAATTCGCGGTTTTCGGCGTTTCAATAATTTCTTCTACAGTCAAACCATTATCAAAGAAACCAAATGGAAGCAAATCTTGTGTGATCTCTTCATCTGTTTTCTCTCTCAATTTAGCCAACGTATGAATGTTAGTTAATTCTTTGAAATACATCTGATCAGATAACCAAGCGAATAACACTAAACCCATTACCATATCATCGTGTTTGCCAGGTTCCGCCTCGTAACTAACACCCTTCTTAGAGAATGTAGACAATTCGTTAATCGTGTCAAAATCGTTAACGATCAATTGGTTTTGTTCAATTAATAATTTCAATATTGAACAACCAACTGCCTTAACAGACTTAGTTGTTCTAATACCTCTATCTATATTACCTCCGAATCCGGAAGTGATTCTTTTACCTAATCTACCAGCCGATTCTGTAAACAAAACATTATCGTATTCAAAATCGTAATGTAACGATGTAGCTACTTGTTCGCCAATGTCGTTCACTTCCACTAAAATCGAAGCATTATTGTAAGATTTACAGACTCGATGAATGATTTCTGCGTAATCAATCGGAGTAGTTAAATTGTTTCTGAAAGTACAAACTTGTTCATAAGGCATAACGGTAGAATCGATAACGCTGAAAGCGGAATAATCCAAACCTTTACCTCTTGAAACGTCTACGATACAAACGTACGAGTTACCTTCTTTTTTAGGGGCGTATACACTCAATCCATCGTTTTTGATTAAAGGGACTTTATGCACTAATTGTTTAAGTTTCCAACCAGCGATCAATGTACCAGAAGAACCTTGGAATTCTACGTTGTATTCCTGATTGAATTTTTCTTGATCAAAATTAAGTGCAGCTAATGTGTCTTGTTTCCAATTATCGTCTCTACCAGGAACCCTAGTCCATTCGACCAAAATACTTTTGTAATTATTTCTTTTCTCAATTGAATTTTGCCAAATCGCGTAGAAATGATTCAAACCATTAGGGGTGCTAACCAATACAACCTGAGTCGTTTTACCAGAAGAGATTGTTGGGTAAACGGATGTGAAGAAATCGTCCCAATTCTCAACGAACGCAGCCTCGTCAATAAACAAAAGGTTAACGGTGAATCCTCGGATGTTATTGGAAGAGGTAGCTGTAGCCAAAACTCTACTTCCATTTTCTAAAACAAACGAACCCTTATTCCATTCCAATACGCCGTGTTGTATCCATTTAGGTAAATGTTGATACGCTAATTGAATTTTACTTAAAATTTCTCTAGCTGTTTCGCCTTTGTTAGCTAGTAATGCAACGTTTTTGTTTTCGTTGAATAGAATATACCAAAGAATGAATCCACACGTCACAGTTGACTTTCCAGCCTGACGACTAGTGGCGAAGATACAATAACGTTCTTCGGACATAGCCTTCAACATTTCAATCTGATAATCGTACGGATCGAAATTAATCAAACCTCTATCAACGTTAACGATTTTCATATAATTTCGGACAAAGTAAACAACATCTTGTGAACACTTAATCCACTCTTGTATCAACTCTGGGGTCCAGTTGACAGCTACACCTGATCGTTTTAAATTGGGGTTCCCCAAGTACGATTTGTAATTTGGTATCAAATCATTCATATTGACTTTTTCCTCAATTCAGGTATAATCACTAATGTGGAAATGTGAATTAAGTGATTAGTTGCTAGTGGATTTGTTGTTAGCTATGATAGCTGCTAACTCTGCTGTACTGCCTACGAATAGGTTATTCGTTACGTGTTTCTTAGCCTCATCATTATGAGGTTCGTTAGACTTTTCCAATTCAGTTATCTTTTTCTGTATATCTAAAAGTTTTTCACTAGCGTTAACAACAGTATCCATCAGTTTAGCTAAGACTTCGAATGCTCTAGGGTTTTGTGATTGATCAGCTATAGAAGCTAGTTTAGCAATTGCATCAGTACCGTTTTCAACCACTTCACGAATGTTTGATCTTGAAAACGTGAAGTCTTCTTTTGCTGAATCGTTTCTCGCTTCGTTGACGATAGTCGATATAGTTTTGCTGTAATCAATGGGAGCCAAGGGTCCAATGTTTAGAGCCTTATCGATAGGGTTTTCGTCATCATTTTCTGACATAATGTTATCTTTTTTCTGTTATATTAACAACAAATCCATAATCGTCAGTTGCAAGGATTTCATCAACAGGTATAGAAAGACTTGAATTAGAAGTAGGTTGACCGTTGGCTGTCAAACCTGGTTGTATATGCATAGTAGCTGATGAAGTAGTGTTTGCAATCTCATCGATGTTTTCTGGAATGTAAAAATTAGTATTGGAATACTTAATCACTTTACTGTTTTTCACTGGACCGTACAAGTAACCTTTGAGGGTGAAATGTAAAGTCCATACCATTGATCTTCTTTGTTGGAACTCGCCATCATACACATCGTCTAGATTAACTCTATTCAATATGATCGGTATGTCTTGTCTTATATCCATTTCGGGTATAATGATAGCTGTTACAGTCCAATCGGGAGTGAAGTAAGGTAAAATCTGTTCTACAATCTTAGTGCCATCTTCCGAATTCTTTGATAAGACATTTAATTCGAATGAGATATTATAAGGAACGGGAACGTATTGATACTTACGTTTGGTTGTATCGGTTGAATTATAAGCCGTTCTGTTAGTGGTTGGAAGCTTTCTTCCGCCATCATAATCAAATCCTGTTATTTCAAACGACATCATTGGCAAAGGGTAAGTGGCTGTTGGTCTATCGATGTTAGGATCTTGTACTACACGAGCTAACATCTTATCTTTTGGACCGTAAGTGATTGGCACTCTTTCCAACATAGTAACGTTTCCATTACTATCGGTTCTTGTGATTCGAATGTTGTTGAATAGAGTGCCGAAACAAATGATGTACTTACGAATCAGATCAAAGTAAAACGGTGTAAACAACTTAAGCCTCTTTCTTTAATAAATAGGTTGTAGGTCGCGGATGCCAGTCCCACCTACACTAGAACCGTAAAGTTAAGAGGAGCTCCAGCAATGGATACATCTATTTATACAACACAACCTTATACTTACCTTATAGGTTGGACCGAGCACAATAAATGGTATTATGGCGTTCGTTATGCCGAAGGTTGCGCCCCTTCAGATTTGTGGGTCAAGTACTTCACTTCTTCTAAAATAGTTGCAAAATTTAGAGAGTCGTTCGGCGAACCAGATGTAATACAGATAAGAAAAATTTTCGAAAGTAAAGAAAAGGCTGCTATTTGGGAATCAAAATTTCTAGTTAAAGTGAACGCCGCGTCTTCAGAAAAATGGTTAAATCGTAACAATAACGACGGGAAATTTTTCAACAAAGGCGGATACAGGCATACGCAAAAATCTATAGAAAATTACAAAAAAAGTTTTGATTTAGAAAGAAGATTACAATTATCGAATTTGGCTAAAAATCAAAATTCCTATATCTCCCCAGAATCAAGAAAAAAAGCAGGCGCGAAAAATTCTGAGGTAAGAAAAGCGAATAGAGAAAAATACATAGGAAAAAATAATCCTCTTTTCAAGAGACAAAGAACCGAAATAGAAAAATCTAATATTTCGGCAGGAACAAAAGAAGCTATGAATTCGATTGAACTAAGAGAAAAATTGAGTGAAAAGGCGAAACTTAGATGCACTAAAGAATGGCGAGAATCAAAAGCCGAAAATAACAAACAAAAAATTTGTTGTATTAAGTGTCATAAAGAAATGTCTAAATGTTCACTAGGTGTGCATTTAAAGGGAAGAAGGTGTAATTAATAACCTTCTTCCGCAAACGGATTCTTTTCATCAAACAAAATGAAATTGTCTGAACCTAATGGGAAGTTATTACCTCCGCTTTGAATGACGTCGTTGATAGCGCCAGGATTGATTAACGCTGGATTGTAGTACTCGGTAACTATATAATTGCCATCTTCATCTGTTAATACATCGCCAGATTCGTCCCTCAACGTATAATCCAAAATGTTAACAGAGAACTTAGTTTGTAGACTATCAATCTGAGCTATACCAGTGTTCAATTGTTCATTTGAATAATCAAACAATTCGCAAGTCATTTCCCAAGTTTGCAACGAACCCATTTGATAAAACATTTCAAATTTGTTAACGTACTTGATCTGAAAACATTTGTTGTTTAACGGGAAGTAGATTAAATCTCCTTCATTCGGTCTCGGTTGTCTTGTTTGAGAACCAATTTCTTGATTGAACACTCTCTGAGAAATAGAGAATATTACTTGGTCTCTAATCTCTACTCCAAACTTAGACAAGAAATTACCATCGCCAGCGAAACCATCAACAGACTTAATGTAGATTTCAACCAAGAACGCTTGATTATATTGTGAAGAATCGTCAGCTGTATACAAAGCATCATAATTAGTTAATACACGAGGAACGTAATACATATCTTCGCCGTACATACGAATTGCTTCGATGATCAAATCCTCTAATAAGGATTGTTCGTTCGAAGCGTCGTAATTACGGAAGTATACATTTGTAGGCATTAATCGTTCTTTCTTGTTGCAATAAGCGCCATTTTACGAACTGGTGATTTAGAACTAGAAGGAACGTGAGTCTTTTCGGTACCTATATCTTCTGGTTTCAGATGTACTTTAGTTCCGTCTGGATGTTCGCCGTGTATAGTAACGCCAGGATGATTGGCTAGTTTTCTCCAAGATTTAGCAGCGCCTTGAGAATGACTAGTTCCCTTCAATTCAATATTATGATGTGTAATCAAATGATGATACAATTCGTGACCAGAAACAGGCGAACCTTCTCTTTTATGCATTGTTAGGAAACCTAAACGTTTTTTACCGTTTGCTTGTTTCTCTGTTTCGACATTAGTTAACACGTGATGTATTAAACCAGTTTTATGATCTCTAGTGAAATGGGTCATACCTCCACCAGGATTCTCTTTCGAATGTAACTCAAGAGAACCGACGTTTCCTATCTTTTTAGAACCTTTAAGGAAATGTTCGCCGCTTTCGTATTTTTGTTTCTTGGACAAATAATCTGGTCTATGCGGAGGTTTCTCTGTTACGATTGCTTCCGACACGAATTGTTTGAATGTTAACATACCAATTCTTTCTTGTTTTTTTACTATTTATAATCAAACCAACGCAAACACCCTTTGACCACAATCCCAAACTCTTTTGTAACCGTTAGCTAACATATTGTCGATTTCTGTTAAATTAGGATTATAACGATCGCCCAACAAATTAGCTAACTTGTGTTTTTGTGTTTGATATCTTTTTAGAACTTTGCAGCGATTGTCTATCCAAAAGTAACTAGGTTTGGTTAGGTTGATCAATTCAAAACCGTTTTTCTTATATACTTCACCTTTGAACAATCTTCTGTGGGAGTAAGAGATTATCGATTTTCCATTTTCTTTAACGTAATGATTCAACAATTTAGAAAATCCACCGATCACATTACAATTTAATTTGTTAGCAAATCTGATTAGTTCGCTATTGAAATTTTTGTTGAATCTCGGTTTGGCAAAGGAAACGCAAGAAACTAATTCATCATCAAAAACTAAACCGTAAGCTAACGAATGGTTACAAGATCCTTGCAAATGATTTTTTTCCATAAACTTATTACAACGTTCACTAGAAATTTGTTGTATAGAACATTTTCTTGCTTGATAGCTTTTTTCGTTTTTGCCTAATCTAGACGAAATGATTGATTTGACTTTTTGATTGTACAAATCCCATTCAAAATCAAAAAATTGAATTAAGTCGATGCCATTATCTTCTGCTCTTATTTGTTTTGACAAATGTTTGTTTTCGTTTTCATTATGCCAATAAAGACCGTGATACTCTAAACCCAATTTTCTTTCCGGTACGTACACATCAATTTCTAAAGGTTTAATAACAGACCGGTCGTGTATACGAACATTGAAACCCAACCCTTCAAGAAAATCTTTCATTTCTAATTCAGATGTTGTGGTGCTATTTTCGAATCTAATTCCGTGACGTAAAGCGTACAATCTCACTGTATTAGGAGAAACATCTAATTCGCCAGCGACGTAACTAAGTGATAATTTTAAATTTGCACAATTTTGGAGATAATTTGAATCTAACAATTTCTGATTGACAGAGTCTAAAAAATTTTTTGATTTCGATTTTCTATGTACCAAACCTTCGGAGTGTAGAAATTTTCTAAGCCTTCCGTTAGGTAATTGGAATTTCTGTTCCAAATCTTTTATACGCTCTTTGGAACAACAATATTCTTGTACAGCCAATTTTAAGTTTTCTTCGTGTAACAAATTTAACGTTTCTGAACGTTTTTTGTTCTTACTCGCATTGTTAATTTTATTGTTTTCAGATAAAGAATTTTTAACGCAACCGATACAAAATCGGTTAAATCCTTTCTTTGTACTAAGAAACCTAACAGGCGACTCTTTACATTTTTCACAAACGGGATGACTTTCGAACCCGTTAGCTGTCAAGTAACAATATATTAAAGGGTCTTTAGTGTTAAATCTGATTATTTCTTCTTCCGTTAATGTAATCTTGGCTAAGATTTTACCAGAAGGTTTGTCATTTTGTTTGATCGCCTTAATAATTCTCTCTTTGTTTTCGTCGATATACATATGCATAGCTGATGTCTCCTTACAGACGTTAGAGCGGATGGAGTGTACCAGACTCGTGATCCGCAATTATAACCTATCGAAAACTTAAAGTATACTACTTTTTGTTTGAATGTTACCCAATCACATCACTAACCGATCATATCGGTCACTGGCAAAGAATACGAGTAGACCATCTCTTGTTCCAATTGCTTTCTCTCGTCAACTGCTTCGTTAAAGATTTGTTGACCGTTAAACACAATACCGCCAGGTAATTGCATATTCCCAAATTTCTTTAGGTTGTTACCCCATTGTTGTTTAATCAAACAAGTGGCGTATCTAAGCAACCAACGATCGTTCCAAGTACTAGTGTAAATGTTTGGATCAACGATTTGATAAGCTTCTACAATAATGAAATCGCCAGAATTGATAATGTTCCAATCCATATCGATATAACATAGATTCTTATGACGATTGTAACGTAATGGTTGTTGACCAACAAGCATCGTTTCTAAGAATTGGACGTGCTGCATTGCCATATAATAAGGAACCATTGATACAGATGTCAATGTATAAAGATCGTTTAAGGCGATTTGATAACGAATATTGAAAAGGTTGTTTGTATTAAGAGCTTGACCTACAGGGAATATGTTTACAGCACCAATGATGTTATCTGGTAATCTAATGTAACCACCTTTTAATGGTTGTAAGATAGCTCCTGATCCAGTTGAGGTGTTGATTGTATAAGTCGGATCGGCGTAATAATTACTTTGACCGGTGGATGTACCGTAGCTACTGTAAAGATTAGAGGTTGGCACGGAAACGATTTTACCGGTGTTATCTGTAACTACGTTGATGTTAAAGATTTGACCGGCTGTGTATTGAGGTTGTTGTTGTATGGTAACGGTGTCATTATTTGAATAACCAACGCCGCCATTGACTATAAGAACCTCACAAAGATTTCTTGGTAGATTGTTTGGTGTTACTTGATGTTTGTAATATTGTTTTTCGGCGCCATCAAAGTGATAATCCCAGAAATATTTCAATGCTTCGTCGACGCGATCATCAACTTGATCGTCATCGACGTTAATCTCAATAACAGGTTTGCCTAGAGTTCTAAGGCAATATTCTTTGAATTCGTCTTTTGATGTAGGAATCATTTTAAACCTCTATACCAGAAGATTTTAGTTTTGTTGTTAAATCTTCAATTTTTTGCGAAAGTTCTTGTATTGATACAACCAAATGAACCACCAATTTGCTGGGATCTATTCCTTGAGCAACAATGTTTCCTTGATCATCTACAGCATCTTTTTGACCTGATACCGCCAAGGGAATAATTTCTTGTAATTCATGGGCAATGAATCCTTCCCCTTGTTGATTATTTTTAATCCATGTGTAGCTTACAGGTTTAAGTGAATTGATTGTATTCAAACCTGATACGAGAGGCTTGACATTGGTTTTCAATCGATAGTCTGAACTGGACATATAATAGGTGCTTGAACCGTCAACACTTATATGACCCACCGTAGCTCCATTGGTGATAAACCATAGAGGGTGCAATAAACTACCCAATGTGTCAACGTTGTTATAATAAGAACCTATGCCCGCCGAACCAAAACCAAATCTAATATTTTGAACACCTGAAGTATCGGTTGACGATCCAATAAACGACTTTACGAATGTTGAATTATTACCCGAAACATTCGCGGTAGAACGAATATCTCCACTGACATCTAGCTTATACGAAGGCGAGCTAGTTCCGATACCGACATTACCGCTTGTATCGATTCTCATTCTTTCGGCGTTGACAGTTCCTATTGTCAATGGATGTGAAGAATAGGAACCTACGTAAAATGCTCCAGATACTGGAGTGTTACTAGAAACTCCTCCTCTAACTGTACCGTCGCTTAAATGGATTGTAGCGTTAGGCGAACCTTGTACAGATACATTATAAGGTGGGCTTGATGTTCCGATACCTATGTTACCATTAGCGTATACGCCAAAAGTGTTAACGGCTGAAGAATTAGCTACTACAAACGTATTTCCGGTTAGTTTTATGTTTCCGTTTACATCTAATTTAAATCTAGACACCCCAGAAATGCCGTACGAGCCTTGCCAGATATTAAAACTGTTATCGCTAACTTCTTTTGTCAAAACGATACCAGATGTATCATTAGTTCCTAACATTATACCAGCATAACCACCAGCATTAATGTGTAATGTTGTTGGAGGCGAAGAAGAGCCAATACCAATATTACCGTTGGCGTATACGCCAAACAAATCAGATGTAGTGTTTCCGGCGATTAAGGGATTGCCAGATGTTGATCTAGCAACAACGCCAACCGAGGTGTTGGACAAACCGTATACGCCATAGTAAGTATTAGAACTGCCAATAACGCCGTAATTACTAGCCGAAAGACCGTATACTCCATAACTGCTAATTGAAGAACCATATACACCATAGCTGCTATTAGAATTACCTACTATCGCGCCAGCGGAGTTAGAAACTGCATATATAGCGTATTGATTGTTTGAATACGCGTATACTGCAGTGCTTCCGCTAGAAGTGTTTCCAAAAGTAGCTGCTATTGTTATATTAGCGTAACCAACAACTTTAAGTTGCGAATCCGGAGTGGATGTACCGATACCGAAGTTACCGTTTGCTACGTGATAAGCGGCAGTCCCTATTGTTACTGTATTAGTGGTAGTTGTTAAGTTA